CGCATTCGACGGGCCGGCATCAGTCGCGTCGAGCCGTTGCATATCGAAGTCTCGACAGCCGGCAACAATCCGAACGGCTACGGCAAGCAAACCTACGATCTGGCGAAGCGTGTGCTGACCGGCCAGTCGTTGAATGATCAAATGTTCGTCGCGATCTACGATGCTCCGCAAGACTTGACCGGAGCGGAGTTGTCGGCGGACCCGGTGAAATATGCCAAGATGGCTAATCCGGCTTGGGGGCATACCGTACACGAGGAGGAATTCCGAAACGACTATCAGCAGTCGCTTGCCACGAACATGGACCTTGCCGACTTCATGCTTTACCGTTTGAACATTTGGCAGCAATCAGCAAGCCCGTGGATTAACGAAAGGGACTGGGCGAAGTGCTATGAGGCGTTCGGTTTGAGTGGATGCAATAACGCGAACAACTTCAATCAAGACCTTCACGTAGTTGACCTCTACAACGCACCTTGCGGAGGTGCGGTGGACCTGTCGGCGACGCGCGATATGTCAGCGTTCCTGTTAATGTTTCCGGGGGACGATGGCGTCGTAAGGCAACTTGGCTGGCACTGGCTTCCAGAGGAATACGCTCGCGAGCACGCTGACCGGGCACCGTTCCTTCAATGGGCGGATGATGGCTGGCTTACGCTGACGCCCGGCAAGACGATCGATCGAGAAATGATCAGAGAAGAGATTCGTGATATACTCAAGCTGGTGAACTGCCACGGCATCGCCTACGATATCAAATACGCTGATGAGACGATGACATGGCTGGAGAACGAAACCGGCGTTGAGAAGTGTGAATTCCCTCAGACGATGATGCACTTCGCGGCGCCAACAGCGGAATACGAAAGGCTGATCCTTGACCACAAATTGCTGCAAAACGGCAATCCGATTCTGCAATGGCAATCTCGGCACGTCCAGGTTTACAAAGACAGCAACGGCAACAAGCGGCCGGTTAAACCAAAGACCGACGGCGTGGAGAAAATCGACGGGATCGTGGCCGGAATAATGGCACGATGGATCGCGCAGAAAGCCGGCTTAGGTTCGTGCTGGTCTGCCGCCGATGGAGTGCTCTTGTAATGACGGAAACGCTGATTGATTTGACGGCGGCAATTACCGCCCTTGCAGCGATCGGCGTTGGCTTGTGGTGGATCGACCCAGCCTATAGCCTGATTGGAGTCGGCGGCGTCGTGTTGATTGTTACCCTGCTTGTGAGACTTCGGAGGCCGAGCAAATGAGCTTGTTGAGTTTGTTTCGGCCGCGGCAGTTGTCCGAGGAAGTCGGTAGTGATGGCTGGTTGTTGTCCGGTGGTAGACGTTCGGCGTCTGGAATCAACGTGACTCCCGACGTGGCCATGACCTATTCCGCTGTTTGGGCTTGCACGCGAATTCTGTCGGCTACCGGTGCGACGTTGCCGCTGAACCTGATGCAACAGGCCGGCAAGACAAAGACGGTCGCCAACGATGACAACCTGCAATACTTGGTTCACACTGCGCCCAACGAAGAGATGACCAGCCAAGCGTTTCGGCTGTATCAGATTGCCCAGCAAGTCAACGCAGGTACGGCGTTCGCGGAGATTGAACGCGATGGCGGGAAACGTCCGTTGGCGTTGTGGCCGATCCATCATTCGCGGGTGCAGGTCAAGCGGGCGAACGATCAGTTGGCTAAGGCGTTGCGAGTCGAGCCGAAGTCGCTGGTGTTCGAGGTTCGCAACGACATGGGCCAGCCGGACTACATCCCCGATGTGGACATGCTTCGCGTGCCTTCGTTGGTTACGTCGGATGGCATCACTGGCAGGGGCGTCATCGACGTGGCGAAAGATTCGATCGGCATGGGGCTGGCGACGGAACGGCAAGGTGCGGCGTTTTTCAAAAACTCGGCACGGCCTGCGGTTGTGATCGTGGGCGGGAACTTTCGCACGCACGTAGATCGCGAAGAATACCGCAAGACATGGATGGAAGTGCATGATGGAACGGACAACAACGGCCGGCCGGCAATGGTCCCTACAGGTGCGGACATCAAGACGCTGACATTCTCGCCGGAAGCCTCGCAATTTTTGGAGACGAGACAGCACAACATTGAGGAGGTCTGCCGGTGGTATGGTGTGCCGCCTCACTTGGTTCAACACCTATTGCGGGCGACCTACTCTAACATCGAAGAGCAGTCTATTCTGTTCGTGGTGTATTCGCTGGTTCCGTGGCTCGCGATGTGGGAATCTGAATTGAACCGCAAGCTGTTGACGCGAGAGCAACAGCGGTCGATGTATTTCAAGTTTTCGGTCAACGCCTTGCTCCGCGGGAACATGCAAGCCCGTGCCGCGTTCTACAAAGTGTTGTTCGAACTGGCTGGATTGTCGCCGGATGAAATCCGCGACTATGAAGACTTGAATCCGCTCCCGGATGGTCAAGGCGACCGCTACTTTATTCCGAACAATAACCTCGTCCCGTTGGATAGGCTCGACGAAACGATTGACGCGACGGTTGACGGCGGCAGCAATGACGGCGGAAACACATTCACAGAGCCGGCGTTGTCGGCGACGCTGATCGAAGGCCCGACCGAAACGGAATCGAAGCTGCTGGCGGATTCGGCCATGATGCGAGAATCAATCGATGTCATGGCCGGCAAGCTGGCCGAGTTCAATCGTCCGCCGGTGCAGGTCATTGCCGAACCGGTTGGCCTTGATGCTTGGAAGGATCGGCAGCGAACGGCCGCGATGGCGGTACTCAATTCGACGTTCGCCAACATGCTCGACAAGGAAATCAAGGCGGCCAGCACAGCAGCCAGGAAGCCACCAAGAGAGCTATTCGCCTGGATTGACGAATACTACGCCGAGCGTCCGGCGCGTCTCGCCACGGCCATGCTGCCAGCCTTGCGGGCGGTTTTGGAAGTTGACGAAAAAGGGTTCGAAGCGGAAGATACCGCCAAGCGAATTGCGGATGAGCACGTCGCGGAATCGAAGCGGCGATTATTGCTGGCGACGGAATGCCAGCCGGAACAATTGGCCGCGAGTCTGGACGCCTGCCTTGCCGAATGGAAAACCCGCCGAATCAAATAGGAGAATCAACATGCCAACCGTTTCAACCGCCAGTGAAATTAAGTGGCTTCGTGCCGAATCAACCGCTCGCCCGGTCAAGGTCGATCGTGAAGCCAAGATGATTCGCGGATTCGTGGTTGCTCAACAGGGTGAGTTCAAGTCTGGCCGTGGTGAGTTCGACGGCAAATCGCTTCGAGCCATCAAACAATTGATGAGCGGCAAGCCGGCGGGGCTGAAGTCGCGGTTCACGCATCCGACCCTGAGTAACGACGGGCTGGGATATTATCTCGGCCGTGCTCGCCGACCGTGGATGGACACGATGACCGTCGGCGATCAAGAGGTCGAAATGGTTCGTGCCGATCTTGAATTCAGCGAAACTGCTTTCAATACTCCAAACGGCGACTTGGCCAGCTACGTAATGGACCTGACCGAGAAAGACGCCGACGCCATTTCCAGTTCGCTCGTTTTGCAAACGGATGAGGAATGGCGGCTCGACAAAAAGACAGGCCGGCCGATGCTTGATGAATCAGGCCGGCAGCTTCCACCGTTGTGGCGTCCAACGGTTCTCCATGCTTCGGATATCGTGGACACGGGCGACGCGGTTGATGGGCTGTTATCGGCCAAGCTGTCGATTGACGGATTGCCGGATGAAATTGTCCGCAAGGGTGCGGAGTTGCTTCGTGCTCAGTTTGCCGGGAAGCCGCGGGCGTTTGTCGAGTCCCATCTGTCGGCATGGTGTGAGCGTGTGCTGTCGGCGTACTGGCCGGCGGATATCGAAGACGATGCCGTGATTGATCTAGCAGAGCGCCTTGAGGCCGACAAAATGGAAGTGGAAATTTTCTCCCGTTTGCTTTGCTAGACTATTGCAACGACGTTTCTGGAACGCTATAAGAAATCAACGCGGGCCGAGTTCCCGCATACAATTCGAAACCTTCGCCGCGCAATTACGCGACGTTTCCCGCAAGATTAACCTCTTGCCGCGACCGTTGCTTGATTGCGTTTTTTGTTGGTCGCGGCTCATTCCGAAAGGATTTGACCGATGACCATCGATGCCCTGAAAGTCAAGCGTGCGAAGGCCCTTCAAGACGGGCAGGCCGTGATTGCCCTGAGCCGATCCGAGTCTCGTGACCTGACGGCTGACGAACGATCCAAGGCCCAAGGCTTCATTGCGGAAGCCGATTCGCTCGCCGCTCAAATCACGCAGGCTGAAGCGGATGCCGCGATGGCTGCCAAGTTGGACGCTGACGCCGCGACGCTGGCGAAATCCACCGGTCGCAAGTCGGCACCGGATACGCTTGGCATCACGTTCGGCAATCAACGCGACAACATCGTTGACGACCCGAAAAAGGGATTCAAGAATCCCCGTGAGTTCATGCTGTCTGTCATTCGCGCCGGACGTGAAATTGAGTTCGATCCACGCTTGAAGCTGTTGACGGTTGGCTCCGATGAGGGGCGAACCAACAGCGATCCGGCCGGCGGCTTTTTGATCCCGGAAGGCTTCTCGCCGTCGCTGTTGCAGATTCAGCCGGAAGACGATCCGATCGGCCCGAATGTCCAGCCGTTTCCGATGGAGCGGTCGATTGTGAAGACGCCTGCTCGCGTGGACAAGAACCACTCGACCAGCGTTTCCGGCGGGCTGGTTGTGACGCGGCGGAATGAAACCGTCGCGGCAATCTCAAGCCAAATGTCGTTTGAACAGGTGAGCATGGAAGCGCATAGCCTGTTTGGTTTGAGCTATGCGACCGAAGAAATCCTGACCGATTCGCCGATCAGCTTCGCCGCTCTTTTGGCGGCCGGGTTTTCGGAACAGTTCACGAGCCACTTGATCAACGAGCGCCTGAACGGAACTGGTATCGGTGAATTCCAAGGCATCATGACGGCGGCTTGCACGGTTTCTGTGTCGAAGGAATCGGGTCAATCGGCGGCGACGATCGTGAAAGAAAACATCGACAACATGCGGTCGCGATGCTGGGGATACGGCAAAGCGATCTGGTTGTACAACCACGACTGCTTGCCGCAACTTCGCAGCCTGCATCAGGTCATTGGTGTGGGTGGTTCTGTTGTGCCTTACTTCACGGTTGACGCGAACGGCGTTTCCATGCTTGACGGGCGGCCGGCTTACGCGACCGAGTATTGCAAGACTCTCGGAACGGCCGGCGACTTGGTGCTTGGCAATTGGAGCCAGTACCTGGAAGGCACCTACCAGCCACTTCAGTCCGCGGAGTCGATTCACGTTCGCTTTTTGAATCACGAGCGGACGTTCAAGTTCTGGCTGCGCAACGCTGGTCAGCCGTGGTGGAAGTCGGCTTTGACGCCGAAGAATAGCGTCAACACGTTGTCGCCGTTTGTGACGCTTGCCACCCGCGCCTAATTCGCTTTCACCTTCAACTCAATCTGGAGACTTACTATGGCATCCGCTGTGACTGTTGTTGATTTGTTCGCCAATGCGGCGATTATCACTTACGATCACGACCCCGGTGCTACGTCGGCGATGATCACGTCGCCGGACGGCGGCACGACCAAACGCTACGTCGCAATGAAAGACTACGAAGGATTCGCCGGATTGGTGATGGCTACCATCGCAACCGGCGGCCCGACGTTGGTTGACATCGTTGGTGCGGAAGATGCGACCGGCACGAACGTGACCACGATCGTTTCGAGTGGCACGGTTGCCGCCGATGCGGTGGGCGACTTCGTGGCGGTTGAATGCAACGCGAATCAGATTCGCGAAGTCGGCATTGCGGCGGGCTACAACTTCACCCATGTCGGCGTGCGGATCACGTGTGCCAATTCCGCCGATGAATGTGCCGTGACCTACATCCGGCACAAGCCCCGATTCCCTCAGAGCGGTCTGACCGCGAATGCGATTGCGTAACATGTCGGAACGCGAATCACTCGCACGGGATTTGTTTTTGCAAATGGCGGCGACTGGCAACGGTCGCACGCCGGAGCACAATGCGCAACAGGCGTTGGACTTGGCCGATAAGTTTTTCGATGTGGTCGAGAGTCGGCGGCCGAACCAGCAGCAACAGCGAAAGCCGATCAAAGCGGCTTAGGATATTCGGTTACAAACGCGGAAACATTCGCAGCCCGCTAGTCGGGAATCTTTCACAAGGAGAATGACATGGTGAGTCGAGGTTACACACATCCGGGAACGCGGCGAGTTTCGGTTTACGACCCCGACCTTTCAACGGGCTATTCGGCCAACCTGTGGAAGACGTGCCCGCTTCAAGAGCATTTGCACGATCCTTTGATCGGTGTGCTGTTGGATGAGCAATGGCAGAACTACGACGCGACGGCCACGACTGGCGACTACCTGTTGACTCAGGCCACGACGGGTACGGCTGCGATCAGTACGGCGGCTCCAGGCGTGTTGGAGTTGGACAGCAACAGTTCAACGTCCGCACAAGGTGCGAATTTGCAACGCATCAAATCAGTGTTCGTGCCGGCGGCCGGGAAGCACATCTGGGCGGAGTTCAAGGTCAAGGTCGTTGATACGTTCGACAAGGTCGAACTGTTTGTCGGCTTGTCGGAACTTGACACGACTCTGATCGCCGCATCGGCCAACAGTTCTGCGAATCACATCGGATGGCAATGCGTGACCGATGATGGCGTGCTGTTGTTCACGGGCGAAAAGGCCGGCGCCGGTGCTACGCGGGCGGCTGCGACGATTGCCGAAGACACCTATATTAAACTCGGCTTCTACGTGAACGGCGTCACGGAAATCGAGCAGTACGTTGACGGCGTGTTGACCGGCACCAACACAGCGACGGCGAACATTCCGATCGTGGCAATCTATCCGTCGTTTGTCTGTCAGAGTGCTGGCACGAACGATCCGATTTTGCACATTCAGAGCTATCGCATTTTCCAACTTCGTTAAGGTGAACAATGGCCGACATCAGCGTAACAGCAACGGCGGTTGTCGCCGGTTCGAATGCTCAACTTGTGGCGGGTACGGCCGGTGCTACGATCACGGCCGGACAGACTCTGTATCAAGACGCGAGCGATTCGAACAAGATCAAACTCGCCGACGCGAATGGTACGTCGGCGACTGCCGCCGTGTGGGGCATCGCTCTTCACGCGGCATCGAGCGGCCAGCCAATTCAAGGCATTGGCGGTGGTTCGTTGACGATCAATTCCGTGTTGACCACGGGTGTGATTTACGTCGCATCGGCAACGGCTGGCGGGATTGCACCGGCGGCGGATATCGCGTCGGGTTGGCGAACTTCGGTCCTTGGCGTTGCAACGTCGGCGACCACGCTGGCGTTGAAGCTTCATAACTCCGATGCGGCGACGGCCTAATGAATCGCTACGGCAATTCAACGGTGAGACTTACCACGCCGCTGGTCTATCCGATCAGCGTGCCGGACGTTCGCACCAATAGCAATCTGCCGCATAACGCGGACGATTCCTACATCGAAGATCAAGTGATTCCGGCCGCTTGTGAGTACGTCGAACGGCTGGCGAGATACGCAATCAATCCGGCGACGTATCGGCAAAGCTGGCGAGACTTCCCGTGTCAATTGGTGTTAGAGGTTCCGCCGGTTCAGTCGGTGGTTTCCTTGACCTACACGAACACGGCCGGAACGCGAACAACTCTGGCCACTGATCAATACCGGGTGGACTATGACGCGAACCCGGCGACGATCGAAGAGGCTTATGGTATTTCGTGGCCGGATGTGCGAGAACAAAGCGGAGCGGTTCAGGTGACGTATCGGGCAGGGTTCGGTGATCCGTTTACCGCGAATGCAACGAGTAACGCAATCACGCCCGCGAATGGGCAGTATTATGACGGCGACTTACTGGCGATCAGAAACTACGGCGGGGCGTTGCCTGGTGGGCTGACGGCGGGGAATTACTTCGTGGTCAACGCGGATGCGGACGCGGGCACGGTGAAGCTTTCGGCGACGATCGGCGGAAGTGCGATCGACCTGACATCCGCGGGAACTGGTTTGCATTTGATCGGCGAGATTCCGAAGCCCTATGTGCGAGTCATGTTGATGCTGGCGAGTTATTGGTATGAGCATCGCACGGCGTTCAACACTGGTAGCGTGACGCATCCCATTGGAACGGCGATTGAAAACCTGATTGCTGCTGTTGGGATGCGAGAGGTGTATGCGTGAGCCTGCGAAGATCGGCAACGAAGTCTGGAGAAATGCGGCACGTTGTTGCGATCCAACAACGCAACGACTCGCCAAGCGAACCAGAGCCAAGTTATGACGGCCCGCCGTTCATTCCGAATTGGCGTTGTGCGATTCAAGAAGTGACCGGCGGCGAAGTGTGGCGGGGCAGACAAGTGACCGCCACGGCAACGCATGTTCTGGAGGGTTGGTTTGTTGACGGTGTGACGCCGACAATGCGAGTGGAATTCATCCCGTCGATAGGTGGCAGGTCGAGATACTTCAACATCGTGAACGTGAAACGAGACTACGGTGCGCCGGAACAACTGACGCTCGATTGCATCGAAGTTCAGCATAACGGACAGAGGAACTGATGAGTGCAACGATTACCGATCTAATCGTAACCGGCAGTTACCGCCAGACGAGCGGGACGTTTTACGTTCCGAATAGTCCGAGCGGCGAATGGCCTGTTGCGAATTTGGCGTTGCGGTCAGCACGTATTTATCCGGTCAAGTTGACCGACTTGGTTGTCCACGATGCTCCGCAGACTCGATTGCCTGGAACGTCGGCGGCTGATGATCTTGGATTGTACGGTGCGACGTTCGGCACGGATTCGATGTACGCCGCGACCTATGACGTTAAGGCTGCTGGATCGCTGACGCTGCGGGCACGATGCCAAATGTATTTGCCGGCTGAGTACGAAGCCGCGGCCGGCGTGGTAATACGCTGCCGAGCGGGCATGAAAACAACCGCCGCGGATGTGGCTTGCACGCTTGACGTTGAAGCATATCGTTCTGACGGTGAGGGCGGCATCGGTTCAGATTTATGTGCAACGTCGGCCACATCGATGAATCAAACAACTGACGCTGACCGTGACTTCACGATCACGCCTGCCACGCTATCGGCTGGCGATGTGCTCGATGTGCGATTCACGATTGCCGTCAATGACGCGGCGACACTAACTGCGGTGATTGCCGTGATTGGCAAGATTGCTTTGGTTTGCAGCACGAGGGGTTAGTATGGCCGGCGGTTCTGTCACGTTCGAATTTGATCAATCAACGTTTGATGCGATCGACAAACAACTAGCCAGGCTTGACGATTTTGGCCTGCGGACGCGAACGCTAGAGAGGGGGTTGATTAAGGCCGGCAACATCACGAAGAAACGACTGAAAGAGATTCTGCCGAAGCCGGGCTATCCGGGAGACAAGCCGGAACTCAAACCACTACGCGACACGATTCAAACGAAGCTGACGCGAACGAAGGACGGCAAGCGACTGACGGTTTCCGTGGGTGCCGAATACAAGCCATCGGGCGGCGGCGGGAATCACATGCACATAGTCGAGCTAGGACATGACATTACAAAGAAACGCGGCAAGCGGGATATGTCAACGGCGAACGCGGCAAACGCAAGTGTCGGGAAGAAAGCCAAGGGGCCGGTGCTGGGATTCGTGCAAGGCCGGTTCTACATCGCCAAGGCTGCGGCGGAAACAGAATCACAAGTTGGTGCCGAACTGATCAACGCAATCACGAACATGGTCGACGAGGCTTTGAAGTAACATGCCGGGTTTCCTCGATTATGACGGCGACTTGGTAACATTTTGGAAATCGAAAAACTCGATTACTCAACATGTCGGAACCGGACAAAGTGCGAGAATCCTGCCAGATGCAGCCAAGCAAGGGTGGACTGGTGCATACGTCGTTTACACCGTCGCTGGAGGTTCAGATTTTCGGCATCATGGAGGGATCACCGGATTCCGTGAAACCGTGTTGCACGTCTACTGCTTTGCCGATACCTCCGCCGTTGCTTCAAGTTTGGCGGAGCGCGTGAAGATCGAAACGGAGGCTGTCGAGAAAGCTAACATAGGGGCGACGCGAATCGAGTTTGCCAACGCCAGCACGCCGGATGCTGGATACGATCAGCAGTTCAACGGAACCGACCAGCCGAAGTATTGGCGGAGAATCGTTTTCAATATCGTTCACGCTCAAGCATTTGAACCGTAAGGAGACCAGATATGGCCAAAGGTACTGTTCACGGATTTTCGATCACGCTCGGCACGCAGGGCGGAACCTATGACCTGACAAACGTGGGCAACTTCAGTTCCACGCGAGAGGCGGTCAAGGCGACCCATCACGGCACGACCGGGTTCCACGAATACATCCCGGCGGACCTGACCGACTCCGATGAAATTGAGGTCACGTACCAATTCAACGGCACACAAAGCCCGCTTGTGAACTCCGCGGTGGCAGAAACGATCACGTTCACCTGCCCGCTTCAAACCGGCGAATCGACGGCGGCTAAAGTGGCGGGGACTGGATTCATTACGAAGTGCGGAATCAACGGCGGGGCTGCCGGTGCCGCGGAAATGGCGACGGCTACGCTCACGATCCGATTCGACGGCTACACTGGCCCGGCGTTCACGGCCGCAACCTAATGAGGGATGAATGATCCGAATTGAACTCAAGCCGCATGTCGCAAAGGTAGGGATTCAACACCCGACAACCGGCGCGACGATCGGCAGCAAGGATGTGGTTTTCAATCAGCAGATTATCGTTGTGCGAACCACCACCGCGGAAGGCTTCGAGCAGCCGCCATTCGAATTTGGCTATGTCGGGAATCGACCTGGCGAGCCGATCAATCAGATTCCGTTCCGAGGCATGACCAAAGCGGCGATCGACGCGATTGCTATCGAGGTGCTGAATCACATCAATAGCACGCTGGTCAAACCCGGCGAGCAATCGCGGCGGATGTTTCGCTACAATCCGCCGGACGAAATTGAAGAGCAAGACGTGCTGGAATATGACACGGATGTAATCGAGGACGAAGACGATGAATGAACTGCTGACGAAACTGGCATCGGCCAAGCGTCGATATGCGAATGTGACGCTCCCATTCTGCGGGATTGATGTGAGGTTGCAGAATCTCACAGCCGCGGAGTTGCGAGCCTATCGCACGGAAGCTCGTGCGAAGAAATGGACGCCGCCCCAACAGAATGACCAACTGCTGGCCATGACGTGGGTTGATGCGGGCGGTGCCAATATCATCACGAACGGCGAGTTGGAATCTGGCATCCTGGGTTACATGGATGCCGGCGACCGCGAAGTTCTCGACAATGCGATCGAACGACACTTGGGCTTCAATGAGATTCCCAACCTGCGAGCCGAGACAGAAGCCGCAATAAAAAACTGACGGCCGATCCGTGGGAGGCGTTCATTTGGCGGCTGGCTGTCAGGTGGCAAAAACACCCCGCGGATATCGAGGCCGAGTGGTCCCAAAGCGACTTGGCCAGCTTATTCGCAATCTCCGTGATAGACGGGTGGGGATGCGAAGATTCGCGTTTCGCCGCGCTCACTGCTGAGGTTCACAATGCCGGCGTCAAATCGATGGTTGGCAAAGTGCCGATCAATGAGGACAGTTGGCGGACGGCGAATGATTACCTGCCGAAATTCGTCAAGGCGAAGAAACGGCGGAAGAAACGCAAGCCGGCGAACAATGCGGCGCAAATGAAATCAACGCTAATGGCTTTGGCGGGGTTCAAGTGATATGACGAAATTCCTTGGACCAATCGTAGCCAAAGCATCTATCGACGCCTCCGGGTTCAAGTCTACCCCGATTCGTACTGAGCTTGCCGCCATGCGGCGGGTGATGCGTGAAACCGATACGGACGTTGACAAGTTCGGCCGCACGTTTGACGACGCGAAAAACCTATTCAATAAGTTCGGCGAAGAGGCGATTAGCTTCGATCGCGTGGTCGCTGCTGGCGAACGATACAACGCAGCACTCGCAAAGGCCGAGCAATCCCAGAAGTCGTTATCGGCTCAATCTGAATTGACTCGTGAAGAGCAACAAGCCATCAGCGCGGCAATGCGTTCGGGTGAGACGGAACTCGACCGGCTGCAAAAGAATCTCACCACGATCGAAGCGGCATATCGTCGCACGGGCGAGGGTGCCGAAGCGTTGGCCCGTGCGCAAAAGCTGGTTGCCGCGGAAAAACAAACGCGGCAGAAAACCGATGACGATGAGCGGCTACGAAAGCAAGCCGCCGCGATTGCTTTGACAAGTGACGAGCAACGCGCGTTTGCTGCCGTGACGCGAACGTCAGAAACGGAACTCGACCGACTAAAGCAAACGCTTGCGACGGTTGAGGCTGCGTATCAGAGGACTGGCCGCGGTGCGAACGAACTGGCTAACGCGCAGCAAATGGTAGCGGCGGAATCAAAGCGATTGGCCGATGATGCCCTGCGCCGAACCGTCAACGGCGTGGAACTGACCGAGGAAGAATATCGGCAACTCAACGCGGTTCTGCGGCAGACCGATACGGAGTTAGATCATGTCAGCGAAGAATTGCGACAGGCGACGGCATTGCATCAACGCGGGGCTTTGTCGCTCAACCGTCTTGAGGATGTGCAGCGGCGGTACAACGCGGCATTGAATGCGGCTCATCCTAGAATGTCGCTTTTCAATCGCACGATGGCCGGCGGGCAATCTGCGATCGGCGGATTCCGCAACGGGATGGCGTCGCTTGGATTCGCAGGGCCTATCGCTGGCATGGCTGGCCTTGTGGGTGGGGCGGTGTCTGCCCATGCGATCATTCATAAATTGCGGAGCGAACTAGAACATCTCGACGATGCCGGCGATCAAGCGTCGAAGCTGGGAATCTCATTTCAAGCGTTGGAATCTTTGCGGTTCGCGGCCGAGCAACAGGGTGCCGATGCGGGGACGCTAGACAAGGGATTGGAGCAACTGACCCGCCGGATTAGTGATGCTGCTGACGGCAACAAATCCTTGAGCACGTCATTCGAACAACTTGGCCTGTCGGCTGATTCACTCCGCGATATGTCGGCTGATCAGCAGTTTGCGGTTGTTGCCGATGCCTTGGCCGGTGTTGAGAATCAGAGCGACCGTGTACGGCTGGCGTTCGAGGTTCTCGGCCGCGGCGGGCTTGGTTTGCTACCCGCGATGCAAGGCGGTTCTGCTGGCATTCGTGAACTACAGGAAGAATTCGATCGGCTCAACGGAACGATCAGCGATGAGACGATTGCCGCTGTCGGCCGGACGAACGATGCGATCGATAAGACGATGATCGCCTTCAGCGGTCTATCCCGTCAAACAGCGGTGGCGATTAGCCCTGCGCTGCTGGCCGGTCTTGAAATTGCCGCGGAGTATCTGATCGACGCTCGCGACGCTGTAACGGACATGACCGAAGCCACCCACGATGCCGGCGTTGTAATCGATCCAGTGACGGACGCGGTGGCCACGTTCGCATCGGCTCTTGATGTGGTGAATAGAATCGGCGTTGTGACCGGCGGAACGATCGGGCAAATCAAAGATAACGTCGTGACGATGTTCCGCGTGTTGGGCGGCGACTTCGCGGCCGCGCAAGAGGCAGGCGAAAAGCAGGGCCAAGCCTTTGCGGAAGCGTTCTCCGAACCACTGGCTGGCGATGTGCTGAGGCAGCGTGTGGCGGATAACGACCGCTCAACGCCTGCCACGGATCGGCGAGACAAAGCGGCGGCGGATGCGGCGAATGCCATCGCCAGAATGAAGAAACTCAACGAAGCGGTCGCAGCCGGCGATATCATGCAATCGATTGGTGCGAAGAAACTCGCGAACGAAATCCAAGCCGAATATGACTCCGCCAAGCGGCGGTTTGACCTTGCACAAAAAGAGATTGCAGCCGGCGGTGATCAGCGTCGAAACGTTGCTGGGCTGACCGAGGATATTGACGCCTTAACGGAAGCCGAAGAACGGCACGCTGAAAGCAAAGAGAAAGAGCGCATTGACCCGTTGTTGGCAGATGCTCAACGTGATATCGAACGGCTGCAAGATCGGCTATCGTTCGGCGATGACACACAAGCGGCCAAGGCGCATCGTCTGCGTCTTGCGGGGTACGAAGACGAAGCCAAGGCTATCGAGACGCTAGAAGCAGCGTTGAAGAAACGCGAAGCGGCGGAGCAAGACGCCAAGGATCAAGAGAAGGCGGCAGAGGAGGAACGCAAGCAGGCGATTGAAGCTGAAGAGGCATTCGCTGAAGCCAAGCGGAAGTCCAACGAAGAAATGGAAAATGCGTTAAACGCAAGTAAGGCTCTTGCCTCATTTCAATCGCGGGGTGCGTCCGGTGCCGAGCAAATCATCGCACTTGAGGATCACCGAGCGGAAATGTTCGCACGAGCGGCGCGTGAGAAGCGGTTGAAAGAAAACGAAGAAAACGCCCCTGAGCGGCCGTTGATTCCTGACGTATCGGAGCCAGAGCAACCGACCGCGGAAGACATCCGCCGAATGGAGATTGAAGACCTATTCGCCGGTCGCAATGTTCCTGGTCGTGCTGATCCTGTTGTCGTTATGCCGCTGGTACCTCAACACGATAAAGCCGTTAGCACGTGGAATGACATCCTCGCCGTGCTCAAGGACATCAAGGCCAAAGAGCAAGTCGTTTTCAATGAGGCCGCATAATGGCAGCGCTTACCGCTAATCTTGACCATGACACGCCGGTAACTGCCCAATTCACTACGGACGGGCATGTTACGTACAACGTGACGTGGCAGGTGCAAACAACGGACAAATGGGACGGGCCGGCGATTGTTTCCTTTGCTCCAGGGCTGCCGCTGTTTGGTGCCCCCTATTCGGGAATCAATGGGTTAAACGACGTTGACGCCACGGCCTATTACCGCGGCGGCATGTCGATCAATCCCGCGTCGGCAAACGTCCGAACAAGTGCGGGCACTGGCAGGCTATGGAAGGTCACGGCACCGTTCAGCAGCAAGCCGGCGGAGCGATGTAATGAGCAGCGATTTGATAACCCGCTTACCGAACCACCGAAATGGAGCGGCGGAAGTAATGGCTACACGAAGCAAGCGGACAAAGATAACCAAGGGAATGCGATTCAGAATTCGTCTTGGCAGCAGCATCGCGGGCCAAAGGTAGAGGTCAAGGACGGCAAGAGTACGTTCACCCTCGACATGAATGTCTTGTGGCTGAACCTCGATTTCCTGGGAGATTATAAGAACGCGGTGAATGATGGCGTTTGGTGGGGCAAGCCTGCGAGAACGTTACAGTGTTCTGATTTTACTTGGCAGCGTCTGATGTACGGAATGTGCAATTGGTACTACGCGGTCCATTTTGAATTCGAACACGACCCGGAGACGTTCGACTTGAAGCTGATTGATGAGGGGTCGCGAATCTGGATTGGCGGGGCCGGTGCGAATCGTGCGGATGCTGACAATTACAAGCCGGCGAAACTTAGAACGGAAGACCGCGACACGGTATTGCTGGATGGAGCCGGCGGCGTGTTAGGCGCTAACGCACAGCCAGTGATTCAAGAGTTCCGCTACTATCCAGAAAAAGACTTCTCTGCGGTCGGCTGGCCTGCGACGGCACCAATCTAAGGTAACTCATGCGGTTTGTATTCTCGGCCAATAACGGCATTTTCTTTGACGATGGGCAACCGCCGATTCCGGCGCCGTCGAGGTACGTGGTTCGTGCTCGCAGTGAGACGCCGCAACACCTGACGATCGCGCTGACTGATCAATGGATTGAATTCGGACAATGCGATTTGATTCACGTCGAGAACACCAGCGGATCAGAATACTCATTCCAGCCGGATACAGAGGAACGCGAACGCCATTCTGGCCGGATTGTCGAAATCAGCTTTGACGGTCAAACGCCAGCACTTCAAATTCCTTCGCGGCGAATTGGATCGGCTGAAGTTCCCGCGTTGTCGTTACCGCTGGCCGATGGTGCAAAGGTGTGGATGCGGTCGATGGGACACAATACGACCGTCAACGTAGTGGTGGTCTGATGCCGCACAATACGCTATCCGATTCACTGCTTGCCGAACTCCGCGAAACCATCCGCAAGGTCAAGCGGATGAATCTGTCGGACATGCACAACCGCGATTCGCAATTGCCCGTGCTCGGCAGTTGTGTGATGACGTGGATTCCCGATGGCGTTACGATCAGCGGCACGATGACCACCGACGAAACCGGCGTCACGTTAGCCGGTGCGGAAATCAATCTCTACAGACTCGACGGATTGCCGGGTGATGCAACACTTGAGCTTGATCCGATCGTAGACCAATACGATGAACCGCTTACCGTTTGGGTTTACAACGCGACGAATGAGTTGATTCGTGGCCCGCGATACGTTCTGACGTATCTGACAAAAAGCGGTGCTAGATTGATCGTGCCAAGGACTGGAATGATCGGTGGTCGCGTCGTGGCATCCATTCCAGCGGCGTCGTGGACTGGCGTTTCCGACTGCGACGAATACACGCTTGGTTCTGGTGAAATTGAACTGTTCTCGAAAGCAACTGCCGGCGTTTACGTGCCGGTTCTCGATACCGGCGATGAACGGGTTTTGGTTGACGTGTTCAATCCCGGCGACGCAGCGATCGAGACGGGGAAGTTTATCTGGGCAGAAGCCAACAGCGATGGTGAATTCGTGGTCGTTGTCGAGCCGTGCAATGACACCTGCGAGCCGGCCTAATGGTGTTTAAGAAAAACAATCCAGGTTGCCCGTGCTGTTTCGATCCATGCGAAATCTATCACACGCGATTCCCAACGTCGGCGGCGTTCGATTCTCAATGGACGATTGTTGACGGCGACACGTTTGTTGACTGGATTTCTGCTGACCTGATCACGATCGACGGCGGCGCGGCGTTGGTGATTGCCGACATGGTTCACCCAACCGCGGACTATCCATCTCGCGTGCGTGTGCGTGTCAACGGCGAATCCGGCGCGTTGCTGCGAGCGATCGCGAGTTACTCGGCCGACGATAGCTATCTGTTTGCAGAGTTTGAACCCGGTGCAACTTGCGGGTTCCTGCGGATGTATCGGCAAGATGGCAGCGAAACATTGCTTTCGGAAATTGCGGTTCCTGGTGGCATCGAAAACGAGTGGCACGAACTGAGATTATGCTTTGATCCGTGCGGGAGCCTTGATGACGGTTACTACGGAACGACGTGCGTTCCATCGCTGACGGCAACGATCATCACGAGCGACGGTTCATCGGTGTCAGCGTCTGAGGTGCCGTACACGACATTCACGCCAGGTTCGCAAGCCGGCATCGCGGCCGGCAATGCATCGGAAAGCCACTTTGCAAACTTCCGATTCGATCGACTGTATTACTTCGATGAAGATAATGACGGAATTCCTGACGTTGACCCACCAAGCGAAGAGACGCTGCAAGATTTCACTCTGCGAATCTATTGCGACGATTGCACGGCAACCGGATGCTTTTGGCTGGTGTCGCATTTCACCGACACAGGCTACCACGATTGCGACTGGGATGATGATGCCGACGATTGGACGATAGACGCGGCCAATGAATGGATGGAGACCACTACCGGCGCGGCGATTCTCTGGCAGTTTGCAGGTGGAGCGAATCCGCATTATGTGCTCGCGACGTTTTATTGTTCCGTGGATGGCGGGTCATTTTCAGTTCTGCTTCATACAAGCGATGATTTGCAAGACGGTCTAAAGGTCACGGTAGAGGTTGGAGTCGGGAACGAAAATACATGCGGACGAATCACGATGCACAAGATCGTGGCCGGTGTTTCCACGCAAATCAATGACCCGGCTGTTGTGTGGGGCATTCGATCTGGCGAGTGGTATTCTATGAAAGCAGAACTTTCGCCAGATGGCATCCTGCGAATGAATCTCGCAAACTCGTTTACGCAAGAGCGAAGTTTTGCTTACGATTGCACTCCGAGCGGCGCGGTTAATTGTGTCTATTATTCCGCGGCAGCCAGAACATCCGTCAGCTATTCAAGCGGCGGCGACAGGGTTGGAATCGCGGCCGATCCAAACGGCGGCGAAGTGCGATTGCTGAGTCTCACAGCATCGTGCTTTCGCGTTGCTGACTTTTGCATGTTGGATCAAGACCTATTCTACGAAGATCAACTACCAGCGACGGGCCTATCGTGCCGATGGGACGGCGTAGGTGGAACGGACCCGGTGTATCGTGTCGTTGGATTTCCCGACGTGCCGGGCGGATTTGAGTGGGCCGCTGATGGTGCCGTGCTGTTTTTGAATCCGACCACCGATCGCGATGCACACGAAGCGGAAGGATACTTTTCGGCTACGGAATACAGCGACGTGTTCGGCGTGATCGTTGGTTCTGATATTGCCGCTGTTGATTACTATCTTGCCGAAGTGAAGGTTTCTGACATCGATGGGAATGGCGGTTACGTCCGGCTTTACACGGTCAACGGCGGCGTCAAGACACAAATAAAGAACTCCAACTTGCTAGTGTGGCGATCGACAGGTGCAAGCTACAATCATCGCATTCGCGTTTGCTTGTCCGGCGACAACGTGACGATCAACTACACGGACCTGATACTAGACGAGGATGATGAGGTCACAGAAACAATCACGAAGGGCGGCGAAGAATCGTATGGCCCTTATTGCGGTCTGGCCGTGGAGCCGGTTGACTCTGGCAATTCTATTCAAAGCGAACGGTTCAAGATTTTCGGGCGGCCGTTCAACGGTCAAAATCTAGTCCAAGACACAGCCGACTGCGAGGATCATTGCTGGCAGGAATGCGTAGGGGCGTGCCTTAATGACTTGATTCCAGCGACGTACTTGGTCGAAATCACTGGCGTTGAATCGGCGGATTGCGATGCCGCAAACATCAACGCCGACTTCTACGTTTCGGATTACGTCGAAGGCTCGTGCTACTTCTCGGAAACGTTCGATGACATAACGACGTGTTTGACTTATGTTCTGCCGGGTCCGCATCCGATAACGATTGTGATTCGACCGAACCGAGCTATTCGCAGGATTGCTCACGCCTACGCGAACGGATACGCATACAAGTTCACGGCGACGCCTGACCCTGGACCGGAGACGCCAGCGTTTTGGAGGGCAACACCTCTAACCGCGATTCCAGATATTGGCGATGTGATGTATTCCGCGGTCGTGTCCATAACATTCGATGGCCAAACGTGGTACTACGGAATCGCGGCCGGTCATTCGGTGAATCCGCCGGATTGCGATTTTGACAGCGACTTGGTTTTTCTTGGTGCCGACTGGTGGTGGAACCCAGGCACGTTTCACACGCCGTTCCTTGAGGCGAGTGCGGTCGAGGTTGATCCAACGTTGGCACCGGGATTTTATTTTCTGACCAGCGGCTCGGCGGTTCATTTGACCGGTGTTTGACAAAAGAAAAATTCCGAATAAAGTAAAGGCGGTTCGAGACAATTTCACAAAGGGGAAAACGATGAAAACGCTTTTGATTCTCGCGGCTTTGGGCTTGTTTGGATCGGCCGGCACGGCGGTGGTTTACTCGACGTTGGCGGCTCCACAATCGACGGTCAAAGACCCGTGGAACGAGCCGAGCCACGTCAAGCTCGACAACGGCACGATTGTCAGGATTGGACTTGGGAGCGGCCCTTCGGTGCCGTAGCCTGTGCTTTGCACCTTCGATCCGATCGGCGCAAAGTCGCGGAAGTTCCGCTGCCGCGTTTGCGGGTGGCAGACTCCGGGCGAACACGCGAAGCCGCCGCGGCGGAATTGTTCTGGCGACGGTTCGGCTGGCGTGGTCGCAACCCCACGGGCCGCGAAGACTCGCCAGCCCGCATCGCTCGATTGTCCGCACCGCGGCGAACTGCTGGAAACCTTGACCGATCGGCGCGAATGCGGCTGCGGTGGGACCACCGGACTAGAGGTCTGGCATTGCAACCTCCACGCGGAAACGGTCGCACGATCTAAGCCGGCGAACGCGGGAAAGCGGCGACTTGAAAACGAGCGCGACTATCGCGGCCGGACCTGCGTTGCCTGTAAGCTGGCCGGCGAAGATCAGCGGCAAATTCCACCGGCGACGGCAACCGTAGAAAATCTCGCCGCGGTCACTGCATTCTACAATTTCGGCAAGTCTGCAAATCGTCTCGCGAACTATCGCCGGTTCGCCGAGCACTTGGATGAGCAAGGCATTCCGCTATTCACGATCGAAGCCGCATTGCCGGGCCACCCGTTCGAAATCGAGGCCGGCGAACGTGTCAGGCAAATCGCAGTTCGCGACCCGCTCTGGCACAAAGAGCGATTACTGAACCTGCTGATCGAATCGCTACCGGCGGATTTTGACGCGGTTGCATGGATCGACGCCGACGTTCTATTTCCGCCGGGAATCGCGGCGAAAACGATTGAAGCGTTGCGTCGCTGGCCTGTGGTGCAAATGTTCGACTTTTGCGAATGGCTCGACGCGAATGGCGTCCGTCTACCGTTTGGGAGGTGGCCAACAGCTATCGGAATGGCATGGCAGAACTGGCGAGATTCAAAGCAATCAGCCAATCCAAGCGATCGTCATCCGGGCATGGCGTGGGCTGCCCGGCGTGAAACGCTGCGAGCAATCGGCGGGCTTTATGACCGATATCCGGCTGGCTCTGGAGATGTGTTTTCAGCGGCTGGATTCTACGGCGACTTCGATTGCAAATATCTGGCAAAGCATTCCAAGGCGGCGGCGGACGATGTGCGAGCGTGGGGCCGGCGAGCCTTCGAGGTTGTCGGCGGAAACGTTGGCTTTGTTCAGGGGCTGGCGTCGCACCTGTTCCACGGTACGTTGCAAGATCGGCAATACCACTTGCGACATGACGTGTTGCGTGAGCATGGATTCGATCCGACACGGCATCAAGAGCTAATCGAAGGCGTCTATCGGTTCAGCAAATCATGCCCTGCTGGAATTCGGGATTGGCTCGCCACCTACCTGCTGACGATGCGGAATGAAGATGATTGACCGCGATTACTGGAAATCGATCAAAGGATACTTCTCCGAAGATGAGGGCGAAGAATTGCAGCGACTGGCGGACGGGCGAACGTGCTTGGAAATCGGATCGCTACTCGGCCGATCGACGCTGTGCATGGCTGCGGTTGCAAGGCACGTTGTCGCTGTTGATCCTCACGACACTCGATCGCTGATCCCTTCGAGCGAATGGTACGGCCGAGACACGCTGGCGGAATTCCGCCGCAACATCCAACAGGCGGGTAACGTGACAACGATCGCATCGCCGATTGAAACCGTCTGGCACCTGCTGAAGCCGGTGTTTGGTTTGGTGCTGATCGACGGCGACCACTCTGAGGCTGGTTGCCGTCGCGATCTTGAGATAGCAACCGCGTTACTGATCGACGGCGGGATCATCGCGGTTCACGACTACGGCCGAACTGCGGACAATCTTGCGGGGGTCACTCGTGCCGTAGATTCGTTTCGGAAACCGGTGAGAGTCGTTGTGTCACTGGCGATTATAGTTTGAGCCGGCGTGGCGGTGGCACCCCTCAATTTGTCTTACTCGCGGTAGGTTTCGATTCTCGCCGCTCCACCGCATCCAGCCCGATATCGATTAGCCGTCGCACCGCTTCGGGCTGCTTAATTCGCTGGGATTCCGCGTATTTCTCGACGCGGCGCTTGGCTGGTTTATCCACCGCCAGCCCGCAAATTCGCTCAGTTTTCCCGTTTTCCAGCTTCGATCGACCCATTGATTGTCGCTCCAAAATGTCTTGTCCGTGACTCGCCGCACTCCCCGAAAATACCCTATATCGGCCGCGCAAACAACCACGATTCGCGAAACCTGGAAAGATTTTCGAAAGTATTTTCTGCGGTAAAACCCAAGGAAAACAAAGGAAATCGAAGATTCCATAAAGAATCGTTCCCGATTTTGCCGATATCCCTATTTACTTTGATTCGCGAATCTATTCTAATCCATAAATCAACTGCGGGTGCGGTTGGGAACGAAAACTTAAAGCAAGGGAACGCAACGATGGCTAACTTTTACGATCATGCGAAAAACAGTGAACCGGCTCGCGGAAGTGCGGTTGCCAAAGTGCGAGCCGAAGCGATTGCCAGCGGTGAAGCGTATCGCGTTGAAGCGAACTGGAATGGCAAGCCGCGGTTTTTCTGGGATGGCGGGCTTCACGCGGTGTTGGAACTTGCGAAGTCGTTGGTGTCAAATCAAGCCGAAGCAGTCGAGATGACCACACCGTCGGGGCGAATCATGCTGGCGGCGGAAATCCAAGCCGCGAAATTCTAGTGGCCCGATTCCTCCCCGCAACGCAAGCCGGAGTCGTGACCGGCACGGGGACTTGTGTTTGAGGTTCTGAGGTGTTTTGGCCGGGTGACTCCGGCGGGAGAAGATGAAAAATGAAGACGATTTCTGAAATCAAATCCGCGTTCGACGATCGGCTGTCGGTTGCGGCACGCGAATGGTTCAACAACTCGATCCGCGAGGTGCAAAACAAATTCATCGTGATGGCACAACGTGACGGAATCGACGCGGCAATCGCGGAAATTCAGTTGATGGTCGATGACTGACCCGGCGAGCGTTTCGCCGGTCGGGCGTGTGGCGAATCTTTTTCGGGGAGGCGGCGAAAGCCGGAATACGATGATGACGCAGACATTTGTTCACGAGAAATGGAAGGCGGATTTTGACAGCCGTTTAGCGAGCTATCTCGCCGGCGGCTGGCAGGTCGTTCCGGGTACGTATCGCGGCGGGATGGTCGTGTTGCACTATCCTGCGACGCAGTACGAGAAGGCAAAGAATGAAACGTGCGGCGACTACTTCGTGGCGCTGGAATGCGATGATGCGGAAGGGGGTGCGGAATGACGCGAAACGAATTCCCAACCTCTGAAGATGCCCTGATCGCCGCGTTCGTCGCTGTGCTGTATGGCTTGGTTTCGACTGTCTTCGGACTTGGTTTGGGCATGATCTTGCTGCCGATCGTCAAGGCGATTGGTGTCGGGCTTCTGTGTGGCATCGGTGGTCTGTTCCTTGGGTTTTGGTGCTCAATGCGAAAACTGGAACGCGACCACGAGAATGAACGTAAGGATTCATCCGGCTCGCGGTGAGCCGGTGAGGAGACGCTGGAATCCCGGATCGGACAAGAGCCTGGGACCTGGGGATGGTGATGTATCGCCATCGTCCAGTTCAACAAGCCCCGTCAGGCATGGGCGCAACAGGAGGGTAATACAATGCGTAAGTAACACAAGGCAGTTCGCCGGGTCTGCCAACAAAACCGGCGTTATGGAACGGCATCGCGGACAGTGACGCGATCCGAAGTCGCGACGAGGCTGTAAAGATTCGCGGCCGTGCATCCCTAGTGGTTGGGAGCACGATAGGAGAACAGCCAAGCAGGTGTAATTCCTGCCCGTTCCATTGACCGGCTCGCGGTGAGCCGGTGGGTAGGTGGTTTCTTTTTTGGGGAGGATGGGACCGTGGGTGAATTCGAAGTGAAAGCATTGATGGAATCATCGAAGTCGGAAGCCGAATGGAACCGCAACTGCGATGAGGTGAAGCGGCGGTGCAACGGCTACCCGAAGTTCTGGTATCCGCTGGTCGTGCAATCCGGGATGGCCAGTCGTGTTGCGGCTTCGTTTGGCAAGTCGGCGGAGATTCAAATCACTGGCCTTGACGCCTTTCGTGCGGCGCATGGTGTGTGATTCCAACGGTTCGCGGACGCCGTTCCGCGTGGCAACTGTTTTTGAAAGGGTGGGGCTATGGATGAAGAAAAGCATGAATATGCGTTTGCGTACAAGTGCCGGCTGTGCGGCGGAATCGAGTTGAATCCGCACGCATGTATGAGTGATTTCCAAGCGACAAGCGAAATGTCCTTGATTCTGACTGGTCATAGGCCAGCGATTCGACTGGTCAGCTTCAACCATTGTGCAGACATGTCACGCGGATTGACTGACCTGCAAGGATTCCAACGGCTCAGCGGAGGCCGATAGCCGCACGGCGCGAGTCGTGCCTTGTGAGGTTCCGCCGGTGAGCGGTAATAGCCGGGCCTTCATCGTGGCCAATTTACCGGACAGAGACGATCCCTTGCGTCACCCGCTGGCCGTACTCCATGCGGCCAGCGGTTTTTCAATCTTTCAAAGGAATCAACATGGACAGAACATTTTGGAGAGTTGATTTTCACGGAAGCATGTGGGAATGTCGCCCGCGGATTCTGTGGCAGGCGTTGTTCGATTGCTACCGCGCCAACGGCGGGCGAATGGGTCACATGGACAACATGCTGATCGACCTGAAGAACTGTCAGGCGATATTCGATTCCGCCGAGCAAGGGAAACGTTACGACTTCCTTTGGGGATGTGAACCCGGTGACTATCGGACAACGTGGGTGGAATCGAAAACATGGACCGGACTCAGCGTAAAAGCCTTCGTTGAATTCCAGCCATACGACTTTTTCGTGTTGTGCGAATTCACCACGGACGCGGCCGAGTTTACGGTCGTGAAGAGAAGCGGCGGCAGGGTTTAATTTCTTCAACTTCAACGGGGTGATTCGATGACAAGTAAATTTCCAACGGCACCGGCTCCCGATGGATTCGTCCATGCGTGGTGGTCCGACCGTGGGCAATGCTACGGCACGTCGATCTATGCTCGCGAGAACGGCGATGAGGTCGAGATTTGCCAAGTGACGAAAGAGCACGACGCCTACCAGTGGCCGGACCGGCAGTACCTGGGGCTTGTGCGAGACTTTGATAACGGCGGATTCGTTCGAATTGGGAAGCGGGTGGACAAATGACATATCGCGAGCAAGCAATCAAGGACATGCAGAAGGAAGTGGAGACACGCTTGGTTACGATCGCAAATCTTGAATCGCTGCCGAACAGTGCGGTTATTCAAGCAAGCCCTGGCAGCATCCTTATGCGGCTTGAATCGTTTCGCGAAGTGTTCAGCGGGGAAACGGCGAAGACACGCAAGACGGCAACTGCGACGCATTACGAGATTGAGCAGAGCGGCGTGAGATTCTCGGCCGTGGAGATTCACGCCGCGGCAGAGGAGCAGGTCGGGACTGTGGTTATTGGAGGTGCGGAATGAAACCGGAACTTGACATTGACGCGATGCGTAGGCTGTACGAATTCGGCGGCCTACAGGTTTACGAGGTGATTTGGTTTGATCCGTTGACGTTCATGCCGACGGCGGACGTGGCGACATTCAGCGAAGAATTCGCACGCGAGAGATACGCGAGCATCACGAGCCGCGGAACACTGGCAAAGATCGATTGCCGGCTTGTGAAATTCAACGGGGCGTTTGCGAAGAAATCCGGAGGTGCGGAATGAACCTGACAATTGACCTGAGCGGCAAGACGCAAGACGAAATCCGCGAAGCGACCGACGCGATGGTGGACTACTGCGGATATTCAACTCGATGCGAATGGCTTGCCGTTGCGGTGGCTGACGCATTCTATGCCGCTGTAACCGAACGCGAAAAGACGATCGCGACGCTGACGTTTGACCAGGAACCGACAATCCGCGAGTCAGATACCATCCCGGTGGATGGCGTGCCGGAATTCGAGTGGGTTCCGCTTGGACAACACGGCAGCCGAAAGATCGACACTACCATCTTGCTGCCAACGAATACGAGCATCGTCGCCGGGCCGGCGAAGATGCCGCGGCTCAGCGATTATTGAGATTCTACCTGGATTTCGCGTTGAAACCGGGAACGGAAAGCGTCTTAGATAGGGGAGGGAATGAACATGCAACAAGTCTCAATTGAGATCGGCAACATCAGTTTTACGGCCAGCGGTGAGCATCCCGAAAAACTCATTGCCGATGCGTTTCGAGCGATGAAAGACAACCTGCCCGACGCAATGGTGGCAGCGATGGTTGATGCGTGCAATCGCGCGTCGGTTGCTGTCAAAGTGAAACCGAAGGATCGCTAAACGGATATCCTTTCCGCCCGGCCTGGCATGAAGCCGCGATGGATCAACGGCCGGCGGAATTCCTTTACTTGCAAGAGCATGAACATGACGGAAATGACTCGGCCGATTGCGATAATGCTGAATTCCCAGCTTGAGCACATCGAGGCTGTTGAAGCGGCGGCGGCAAAGTCTCGCAAGGCGTTGGGTTTCCATATCACGCAGGTATTTGGCGTCTTCAACTTGGTTGATCCAAACACCAACAAAACGATAAGGCCGGCGGATGCTGGCGAAGTGCTAAGGTCGTTCACCTACCTACCGGAAGGCGTTTTGTATGTTCCGTGTATTGGCCTATGCAAAATCGTCCAACAGGAAAACCAATGAAACAGAACACTATCCAATCCGTCGCCAATGCAATCTGGGCCTACTGCCACGAGCGTGACCAGAGCCTAGATTCGGACACGCATTGCAACGCCATCGCTGCCATGCTGGCCGATGCGTTTGGCAAGGCGTTATCAGACGCGGAGACCCACGCGGTGATTCTGGCACAGGTCAGGGCCGATGCACGAGCGGCGGTCTTAGCTGGCCGGCAGTTGGCCCTTTACCTTGAGCGGTTCGGAGAGACCGACAAGATGAGTCAGCGCGAATTTACAAGGTGTATCATGGCCCGCCGGATGCTGGGCATGGAGAAAGATCCAAAGGTGGAAGCATGAACGAAGCGATGATTATGAGACTGAAGGCGTTGGCCGGGAAAAAATGCTGGTCCGACGACGAGGACTTCATGGTGGATGACTACGCCGGCGGGAATATCGACGATGCCTACGCGGGCGGCGTCAGAGACTGCGAAGTTAGCTTGGCTCGAGAGATCACGGCAGAATTGGAGCAAGGCCAATGCGACCCGACGAAACCAAGCTGATCGAACTGATCTACAGCCGCGGGGACTTCGAGGAGTGCGAAGACGGCTACGTGACTTACTGGCCGTACAAGCCAGGTTCATTGACCGCCGCAAACCTGCGAACCATCGCGGACGAATTGGACCGGCGGAATGCGGAGTGGGATGCAATTGTGAGAAAGGAAATCGGATGAACGAAACGACATGGCTTGACTGGCCCGACTCGCCTGGGCCTTGGTGGATGCAGTACGAAGGCACCGCAGTAGTATGCGAAGCATTCGCAACCTCCGATCATATCCGGGTTATGTTCTGCGGCGCGGTTGTTAATCGAGCGACGGCTGGCCCTGTGGAGTTCCAAAAGGTTCTGCCGCCGGATTCCGTCCCGCCAGACTGGCACGATCGGCCGACGTGTGCGGGCACATGGTTGTGCAGCCTGAACCACGACGGCAAGATTCGTCCGACCGTGGTGACGTTGGACGATAATGACATTGCAGCCGGGAAGCCGTTCTATACTCCGCGAGTTTATGGCCCCATTCCAGAGGACACACCATGACCGGCTTTCGATTGTCCGAAGACCAGCAGGCGAAGGCGTCAGAATTCATTGCCGAGCGGCGGAAGGAAAACACCAGCGCAATCGGCGGGCAGTTCACCTATCAATTCACGCCAACGACACTCGGCCTTGGCATTTCGATCAAAGACAATATCAGCGGCGAAGTGTGCGACCTTTCAGATTATGAGGGATGGTAATTCCGAATAATCTTCCGCGATTTCGGACGGAAACGAGCGGGCAAAAGCGTCTATGGTATAGGGGGAAACATGCCACACTATTCGAAGATTCCGCGGTCGAGTTCGCAGTACGATGCCGCTTGGCAAGACTCACAGGACCGACAAGTCGCGGCCGATCAGCGGGAAATGAAATCGCACGGCGTGCCGATATTTGAATCGCCGAAAGTGGCTCTGCCGTTGGATGCTCCTCGTGCATTCTCAGATGAACACGGGCATATCGTCATTGTTGGCGAGCAGGAGTTTCGCAAGGCGTCATTTGTAGAAGCGGACAGGGCGTTCCTAGATTCATGGACTCGACTCGTTCCAGATGAACCGGCGTGAATTTCGTCCGTGGGCATGGAGGCCCTTTTCGAATCGATCTTGACTGAACGAAAGGAACGTGACATGACATGCCCCAATTGCGGATGTACAAAACCTTGCCGGTGCGACAACTACACTCCGGTCTACAGCGACACCTGCCAGCGGTGCGGATGTACGAAGCCATGCCCGTGCGATAACTATGATCGCCGCGGCGAGGAATTGGACCGGCGGAATGGCTATGAAAACGACTTGTGGCCATCTTGACCTTTGTAAAGGAATCGGAAATGATGAAGCTGTCGGCCTGGAAAACCGGCATTCTGACGGACAAGCTCAGATCAACAACGAACGTTTTCGTGACGCCGTATGGTTCCCAGTTTCTGTGCGGAATGTCGCGTGAAACTAGGCGGGGCTTCCAACCCCGCCGCCTTTTTTCCTTCCGACGCGCGGTTCAGCGTTGGCAACAAAGACCGCGGCTACGTTGGGAATCGCCAATTGGTGAAAACCGTTTCAATTCAGATCGGGCTGAGAATGCCGCCATTGGTAAGGCAATAAAGCTGCGTGGCAATCGAACGGCGGACGCACAAAACGGCGAGCGACAGTTTTCGTTTCGGCGGATTCTGAGGATGTTGGGACCGCGATTAAACCGAAACCGCGGATACAGGTGGGCAAGTGAAATCCGGGCAATGTCTAGCCTGACAACCCGGCCAATCCAGGCACTTGCGGACTGTAGCATCCGATCGACAGACCAACACAACACAAGAGCAGCCACGCTCCTGATGGAAGGATAAAGGCACGGGTGCGCGATGATGGTAAAAGACATCCTAACCGCTGTTGAAAAAGCCGGATTCACTTGGCGACGATGCAGCGAATATCACTGGCAGATTCTCGGCGGAGCGGTGGTAAACGTGTTTGAAGGCAAGCGTGGAATCAAGGTGCATCCGCAATTCGCAAAGGTGGCGTTTTGTCCGAAGTCGGTGCAAGAGGTTGTCGCGGTTGCATACGGGGTCGATGCTCCAACAAGCAAGGCAAAGCGAAAGCCATCGCGGCGCGACAGGAAGCGAATGGCCGTTGCCGTTCGCGAGTCGGTTAAACGGGCGGATGGAATGGGCAAGGAAGTGGACGCGATGAATCGAGCGTATCAAGCGATCGCGGACGATGCTCCGTTCGACTTCGATTAAATTCCAAGCGGTTCCCAAGAGGGTGAACCGGAAAGAGACGGCGGGGCTGCGCAACGGACATGGGAGAGAGTGTAATGACCGAGAAACCAAACGAGAGTGAGTGCTGCACATGCGGCTACCGTTGGCACACTGGACAGAGTGGCGAGCATAGTTGCGTCGCGAGACTGAAAGAGGAATTGGACATCACAGACAAGCTGCTGGCCGATCGCGATCGCGTCCTGCGTGCTATCCCGGAATGCCCTGTGCATGGTTCCGGCTGTGTGCCGTGGGCACTGGAATGGATCGGGAGAGCAAAAACCGTTGTCGCTGTCGATAGTTAAATCGGGTGCAATAATGGCCAAGCAAAAGCAACCGTCGAAGCCGTGCCAGAAATGCAACGACAAGCCGGCAATACAAGGCGAGAAGTATTGCACGGGCTGCCGGAAGTCGGTGCTCTCAGAAATGGCCGAGTCGGGCTACCTTGAGAATCGTCCTGCGGGGACGTTCAGCGATGAGCGGGGGCGGAAGAACCGGGCCGACTACAAGACGCTCGGCGGTAGTGCGGAAATGGGATCGGACGGGGACGTGTGGTAACGATAATGCATGATGGGGGAAGTATGCTGACAGAAAAAGAAAACCGAAACCCTTTGGAGTTGCTACGTGAGATTGAAGCGTATTTGTCATTTCGCTTGACTGCCGAGTCGCCACGGATTGAAGAGGCAGAGATGAGGGACATAAAGCGAGACATCGCCAAGTGCCTTCGTGCGAGCGAGTGTGAGAGGCATAACGTTCGAGGTGCTGAATGAGAATCATTGACTGCCGACAACAAACTGAAGAATGGGAGCGGTGGCGTAACCGGCCGACTGCCAGCGGCTTCCACAAGTTCGTGACGCCCGCGCATGGCAAGTATTCCGCCACGGCTAAGACCTACGCGGCCGAGATCGTGGCAAAGCGTTTAGGCGTCTACACAGAGCCGCCGCCGACGTTCTGGATGGAATGGGGTAACGAGCACGAACCGAACGCCAAACACGCCTACACGCTCGCCACGGGCTGCGAGATTCAAGACGTGGGGTTTGTCCTGCCTGACAAAACGGATGCGTTTGGCGGCTCGCCTGACGGATTGGTTGGGGACGATGGGCTGATCGAAATCAAATGCCCGAAACCGGAAACGCTGATCGGCTACCATGCCGACGGTGAATTGCCGGATCAGTACAAGCCGCAAATCCAAGGGCTGTTGCTTATCACGGGCCGGGCGTGGTGTGATTTCTTCGCGTTCCATCCGAACTTGACTCCGTTCCTTTTGCGGGTGGAATCGGACCTAGACTATCAGGACAAGATCGCAACGGCGTTGCTGAAGCTGCTGGATGAAATCGCGAGAATTGAGGCTTGCGTTCAGCGGGTGAATCACGAGTTGGTTTCCTTTGGTACGACGAAAACAGAATTGAGGTTTGAAGATGAGTGATCCAACGAAAGACGAATTGCTAAAGAGCATCGAGCCAAAGAGCGACCAGCTTAACGCTGACGATTTGGTTGTCGGCCCGATTACCGTGACAATCACGAAGGTCAGCAAGGGCGACAAAGAGCAGCCGATCGTGGTGGAACTTGCCGGGCATCGACCGTACAAGCCGTGCAAGACGATGCGGCGAGTCCTGATTGCGGCGCTGAGCGATGATCCGAAAGCATGGATCGGAAAACGCATGACGCTGTTCTGCGATCCGAACGTGACGTGGGCCGGCGTCAAGGTCGGCGGGATTCGGATCAGTCACCTGAGTGGATTGAAGGAACCGCGAACGTTCATGCTGACGCAAGCGAAGGGGAAGAAACAAGACTTCGCGATTCACCCGTTGCCGGAATTGACCGCCGCCGACGCGGCCTATATCGAGGAAGTGCGAGGCGAGATTGCCAAAGCCGATTCGTTGGAAACGTTGAAGGCGATCGGCTTCATTCTCGCGAAGAAACCGCCAGCGGTTGGCGATGCGGTTCGGCCGGCATTTAAGGCGAAGAATGAAGAATTGAAGGCAAAGCAGGAACCAACTGAGGAGGCATGACAATTCGACAACCGTTTCGTCCAAGCGGGAGTGTCCCGTAGAATCGCACGGAATCAGTAGCGACTTGCTTATCGCGAAGCTGTGCAAGACTCAATGGTGTGGCCCGTGCCTCTGGCCAAGGCGGCGAAGCGGTTGTCGAATTGTCGAAAGGAATGATATGGCGAAACGACGCAAGAGAACGAACGCTAAGGCCGGCGTCACGGCTGTTGAGTATTATCTCCAGAACGCAGCCGATCGGCGGAACTGGGCTTTGTCTTTCGAATCGTTTGGGAGGTTGCGCTGTATGGTTTGTTTGAGCGAGTTCCGGGTGGCTAGTTTGCAAACGCCTTATGGCCTTGAAATCCATGAAATCGAACGCCGAAGCCATGCGCCGAAACGATGGGCTAATCGGTGTAACTATTTGCTGGTTTGTTTCGCGTGCCATTCGGATCGCATTCCGTTTATGTTGCACGCTAAGCAGTTAAATATCAAGCGGCGACGCGACCCGGAGCATTTCAATTTAGAAGAGTGGCTGAGAATCGCCGATCCCGAATTGCGTGCGCCAAATCGAGTAACGATGGAAGAAATCGAGGAAGCCAATGAGTAAGCTGATCGTGGGGATTGATCCTGGAACGACGGATAGCGGCATCGTCGAAATTGGGGACGGTGTGATATTTCGCGCGTCAGTCATGCCGAACGAAAATATTTTGCATTACCTTGGGTCACTCAAGGATTCTGAAGTCGTGATTGAAATGGTCGCGAGCTACGGAATGGCGGTCGGGAAAGAAACATTTGAAACGGTGTTTTGGATCGGCCGGTTCTATGAGATTGCTCAGCCGCGAAATACTGCTGTCCGATTGCTTCGCCGCGATATCAAGTTGCACCTATGCGGAACCGCTCGCGCCAAAGACGCCAATGTCCGGCAAGCAATCCTAGATCGGTTCGGCGGAAAGGCAGCGGCCGTTGGAAAGAAGGCCACACCCGGGCCTTTGTACGGCGTGAAGTCCCATTGCTGGCAAGCTCTGGCGGTAGCTCTGTGCCGTGGTGACGGCGTTATCTCCGCAGGGATGTAGGGATTTCACGCGGGAAGAATTGGCGGAGTTGAAGCAACAGTTTTTGGATGAATTGAGAAAGGTTGAATCATGTTGAACATTCCCGACGCGAAGCCGATTGAAACACTACGGACAGACCGAGGTGAATTCGCCGACGGCCGGCTGTACTTACTAGAGGGGCGAACCGGCCTATTCCGCAAGGTCTGCCGAGAACGATTGCCTACGGTGCCCAATGTGGCGATGAGCGACGGGGCACTGTGGTCGTTTGTGGCGGCGGTGGAGATTCACGCCATACTTGTGGAAGCGGGCTTTGATATTCGCAGGGTTGACGCGGCCGAATGAAAGGCACTTCGATGAAACATACCGATGAAGAGCGGCTGCGACACCTTGCCGGCTGCGGTTCCGATGACGGGGCTGTCATCGAAGGCTTTGCGAACGTGCTCGATGATATCTGGTCTTACGTTGGCGACGCCGTGGTTGAACGTGTGGGACTGGAAGAATACGCCCGCGATGATTTCGAGCCGACTGACGATGACAAGCTCGAAGGCTTTCGCCGGCTGATCGATGCCGCAATTGACGCGACCGAGTGAATGCGGTAGGTTTCCGCGTGAATCGAAGGTGTGGGAATGGTGAACTACAACCTGATTCAATTGAAAACCACGCCTTGGTTATTCGGCTTCGGCCGAGCGGCTTCACCACCGTCCCCACCGCCAAGGCGTGGTTTTTTTACGTACTGAGGTGAAGCATGACGGAACGTGACCTGCAAATTTCCGAACGATTCAAAGCATTGCTTCGGCCGCATACGACTGAAGAGCATGAGCGATTGACGGCTGCGATCTTGGCGGCCGGGCGTGTTCGTGAACCGCTCGTTTATTGGTGGGACGGCGAGCACCATTTGATCGTGGATGGGATGAATCGATATGAGATTGCCCGCGAACACAATATCGATTTTGGCACCATTCCTCTGGTCATTGACGGGAACTGCGAGCCGGACATTCTGGACGTTGAAATCTGGATTTTGCAGAACCAAGCCGCGCGTCGGAATTTGACTCAGGAAGAGATGCGGCACTTGGCCGGCGAGTTGTATGATCGGCTCAAGCAAAAGCAGGGCGGAGACCGGCGGAGCGACCGATCAAATAGCCAAAGTGGCAATTTGAAAGACACGGTAGAAATAAGGGAAAACGTTGCGGAAGTCGCCGGAAAATCGGTTGGAGTGTCTGCTCGGACCGCGATTCGTGGTAGTGCGGAAAACGCCCGCAAACGCAACCTTGAGAGCATGACGGATGCGGCCCGAAAGGCGTGTGAAAGCCTCACCGATTCACAAGTCAAGGCCGTTGCGAAACTGTCCGCTGAGAAACAAAACGCGGCGGCAAGAGAGGCACGAACGACCAACCAGAGCATCGCCGATGTGCTCAATTTGAAACCACGGAAGAAACGCGGCACGGAAGCCGCGGCGGTCGAAGAGGAATCGACCGGGACGGAACCTGATTCGGAGACAGCCAGCCGGACGGCGGGAGACGCCAGGGAAGAGTCGGCTGGATGGAATCGTAAGGAACGCTGCCCAGCCTGCGGAGTTACCGGCGGTTGGTCAATCGGGCCAACTGGCGCCGTTGTTTGTACGTGCGGCCAATTGTACGGAGAACCGGCCGGGGACCACGAGCCGCCGGAAGATGGCGAATGGAGCGACGCCGCGAAGAAAGCGAAAAAGAAACTCCACGATACGCTCAAGGCTGCGATTCGGGCGTTGGATGATTTGCACGCTGAGCGGAAGAATGAGGCGTCGAACGCAAGTCTATTCGGGTTGTTTTCGCGGGCGATTGAAACGGTGGCGAAATGGTGAACGAGAATGCTGTGCCGCTGTCGTTTGGTTCGCTCTTTGCAGGAATCGGTGGATTTGATCTTGGATTCGAGCGGGCCGGAATGGTCTGCAAGTGGCAGGTGGAGATTGACGGTTATGCAAACCAAGTCCTCGCCAAGCACTGGCCCAACGTCCGACGATGGCCCGACGTGCGAACCTGGCCGCAACCAGACACAGAGCGAGTTGACGTTATCTGCGGAGGGTTCCCGTGCCAAGACATCACGTCATCAGGGAAGCGACAAGGAATGCACGGAAAGCGAACTGGTTTGTTTTTTGAGGCAATGCGCATCGTTCGCGTTTTACAACCGCGAATCGTTGTCTTGGAAAACGTATCAGACTTGCTTCCTCGAGGAATGGGTATCGTTCTCGGAGAGTTGGCCAATGTCGGGATGGATGCGTACTGGGATTGCATTCCGGCTGCCTGCTTTGGTGTCCCGCAGAGACGTTTCCGCGTGTTCATTATTGCCTACTCTCCAGGCTGCGGATTCACGCCAAAGCGCGAATGGATCGAGGGCAGAAAGAGATCCGACATGGGGAGTCACTATGACGGATTGGATGCGGCTGAAAACGCCTTTGCGAAAAGTGCCGGCATGGCTGGCAGAGCAGATGATGGGGTTTCCGGATGGATGGACCGCGTTAGAGTCCTCGGAAACGCCGTCGTGCCGCAAGTTGCCGAGTGGATCGGTCGGAGAATAGTTAAGGCGATGAATCCATGATCGAACTACCAAGCCTCTATCAGCACCAAACGGAAATCGTTGACGGCATCCGGGCCGCGATGAAACAACATCGGCGTGTGATCCTGGAAGCCGGAACGGGCGTTGGGAAATCGCGAATGGCGAAGTGGCTGATGGCGTCCTGTTTGAATCGGACACCAGCGGCGAATCAATCCGGCCGAGCGTGTTTCGCGGTTCACCGGCGGGGCTTGGTGGACAACATCATCGGCCGCATGAATGAAGAACCGGCGTTGACTCACGGCGTGATTATGAGCCAGCGTGAAACGGAATGGGGGTGCCGTGCTCATGTTGCTTCGATCGATACGATGATGAGTTGGATGGCCGACGAATCGGGCTGGCGAACGGACTTGACCTATGACCTATTCATCGTGGACGAGTGTCACTCTCACGCGAGTAAATTCAAAGCGGTTATCGAACTTCACGACCTGAAACGGGTAGCACTTGGGAAGCATCCGGCCTACGTTGTCGGGCTGTCCGCGACTCCGCAATTCAAAGGAAATTCGTGGTATGGCACGATGGTTCATGGGCCGAAAGGGCAATGGCTGATCGACAACGGTTATTCGTCGCCGTTCCGATACATGGCCGGCCACACGGGGCGGATTGATAAACTCAAAGCCAAGGGCGGGGAGTTCACTAAGGATTCAATTCACGAAGCATTCGACGGATTAGAGGGGGATTTTGTTCGGGATTACTTGGCCCATGCCAAAGCGGAGAATCGGGCCACGGTGGGATTCTTCCAGTTTCGATCGCACGCGCAGGAAGCCCAACGACTGCTCCAATCTGAGGGGGTAAAGTGCGAATACGTGGACGCGAACACGTCCGACGAAATGCGGCTGATTTACTTCGACCTGTTGAACCGCGGGCGAATCGATTACATCGCCAACGTGGGCATCGTCGATCGCGGAATTGACATCCCGCGAATCGGTTGCGTTCAGCTTTGCACGGCCATGAAATCGCTGCCGTCGCTGCGTCAAAAGATCGGCCGCGGGAGCCGTGTTCACCCGGAGAAATCTGACACGCTTGTACTCGACCACGGCGGGAACCTGATTCGGCATTCGCCATACGGATTCTTCGAAACCGATGTGCCGTGGATGATCGAAAACACCGAAGCGGAATCGACCGAAATAAAGGAACGATCAGCGATTCAATGCCCGAATCCTGGATGCGGGGAGCTTTACATGGGCGGAAAGTGTCCGCATTGCGGCTACACCCCGACGCCGAAAGAGCGGGCGTCTGCTGGGCTGGAATTCGATGGGCAAGACTTGGTGGAACTGAAGCCGACAACCGACGTGAAGCCGTTTGATTCGGAAGCGGTCCTCATATCGAAACTATTCGCTGCCGGGCGTAGCGGGCGAACGTGGTCGCAATGCTTGGCGTGGTGTTACTCTGAGGCCGAGAAGGTTGGCCAGCGGTTCCGGGTGCCGGCTTACGTCACGGTTGCGGGGAGCCGCTACCCGGTGATTCCCAAGGGAAGCCCACACGCCCACAGGCGGATTAGCGCGACGTTCCCTTGGACGGTTGGCAAGTGGCGGGATGCGTGTTGGCATGAACAGGAAGCGGAATCAATGGCGTCTCGGTAGCGGTGGAAGATGATCGCACAACAGGGGCTGACGGATGACAGGCTTCAAGGACGAATACCGCCGCCGCGTTGCAATCAAGGACGCGGAAGAGGCGGCGAGAATCCTGGGTTGCTCGATCGCAAACTCAGCGAAGCGGCAACTGGAATCGGACCTTGCGATAGAGCAAATATCGAAGCGGCTCGATTCTCTGGAGGCCGACCTGAAAGACTCCAAGGCGGCAATCGGGGAATTGCAGGTCGAGAATGAAACGCTGAAGAAACACTTAGCTAAGCGGTTCGCTCCAATTGACGCGGCCCTTGTCAAGTTGATGCCGGATTACAAACCAAAGGAAGGGAACGGGGCTTGATTTTGAATCGAGCTTCGGTTAATTTGATGAGCGTCGGGCCTGAGAAACCCGGCGAAGAACAGCAACTACCACCATCTACGAACAAACACGTACACGCGCGTTTTCTGGTTGTGGTAGACCTCTGTTCCGCGCCGTGTAATCTCAGCCCGCTGGCCCTCAAAAGCCAGCGGGTTTTTTCTTGGGCCGATTCTGGCAGCCCCCAATTGGCAAACAGGGAACGTGTGAGGCGATTCGCCCTGGGCTGAGGCCCGAAAGGAATTAGTCCAAATCCGGTATGGCGATAAGGTTGGGCGAGTAGCCCGGAAAATTATCCCGCCACGGCGGCTACCAATAGCCGTTAAAATACCCCGGTGCCGAGGAGCGATTCGATTCGCCGATGCGTGGCTTTGTAACGCGGTGTCGGGGGGGATGGTCTAGCGTGATTCGGCCTTGGGGCGTGGAGTCTATCGGTTGCGGTGAGGTTTCAATACGGGGATTTCTTTGAGAGGGATTCGATTCGATGGCAACGCGAGAACTTAACGAAAAGCTGGTGTACCGCACGATCAAAGAGCTTCGCGAGTCCAGCCGCGGGCATAAGGTCTGGCGGGTTCGCGATCCGAAGACAAAAGCGTTCACAATGGAATTCGCGGAGAGGGAGGAATATGCGGCAGCGGATTGGTTCGCCGATCGTGTTAAGCGGTTCCCCGAAACATACGGCCAAATGGAACTTGTGCTGGTCACGGTGCAAACGGAATCCGATCGGTTGATGAAACGGGCGGCAACTCTGCTGGCTGGATTCGTGGCACGCGATAGACGGGACCAGGGGTAAACGGGCGGCCGAGTGTTTCGGACGCGGCAGAAACGAAGTGGTGATGTTTAACAAGGGGGCGACAAAGTGAAAGCTGAATTCAAACCGACGCACGAAATCGACTTCGGCGATACTGTGATACAGGTCCAAGCGACCGGCAAAGGCCGGGCGGTGGACATGGTAGGCTTCGAGTATTCGCTATTTGTTCCTGGAGTGACGCGAATCAAGGAGTCGGTGGATCAATTCCACGACGGCGTTTCGAACCTTACGCAAGAGAGAAGCTTGGGCGTTGGACCGATTGGCGTGTCGGCTGAGTCAGCGGTCGAAACGATTCCAGCGACATTCGTATGGGTGGAAGTTGGCCTTATTCGCTGGCTTGTGGAAGTGTGTGAATTGGCGATTGGCGGGGAAGTGCTATCGAAAGACGCGGTAATTGTGTGCCGGGATGAGTTGCGTAAGGCGATTGGCGAATCGAAAGGCGGTGAGTTATGTGCGAATCGTGTTTAGACGCGGTGGAACGGTGGCTTCCAAAGATTGATCCCGGCTACCGTGCGACTCTACTGCTAGATGCGACCTGCTACCCGTGCGGCAATCATGCGGACGTAGAAACTCAGATTCGTGAACTGGCTGAGAAAACCGACGGCACGCTGGAGGGCTGTATTGCGTTTGCAGAGAGATTGAACGTGCGACGAATAAAGCTGGAAAATCTCGCATGAATTCAGATAGAAACTAGAAGTCAAAACCGTCTGCATTAGGCATGTGAAAAATGGAAGTGATTATCGCTACTGAAAACCGAGGACGGGCCAAGCCTTACTATTTTCGGCTGGTCGAACCGTGGACGATCGCAATCACTCGCGAGCACAGATTTACACCGCTGGTTGTGACACACATTCCAACCGGCTACGCATTCCCGATGGATTTCGAAACGGAGCGGGCTGCGGTTACAGCGGCGAATCGATTGGTCCGAAAGTACGGCGAGCGGCTAAATACTCGCCGGGTGAAGGAATTGCGGGCGTTGATCGGATCATTCGAGAACATGGTGGCAGTGATGAAAGGCAGACAGAAATGATCCTGCAAACAATCAGCGGCGAGCCGGCGACACGCGAAACACTCCAGGCGTTCAACGGCTGTGCGGCATTGGGGATCGATTGTCGCTGGTCGAAAGTGCCGGGCGATGCGAACGAGTGCCACGTCGGCAGCGTTGAGTTCTGCGAGCAGGCGTTGGGTTTCTCGCCGCGGCCGGATTACTATCCTCGCGGTCTGCGAGCGATGCGGCACAGGACGATCCTCTACCTATGGGAGGATGAAGTTTTCGGTTGTCCGGTGTTTGCGAAGCCGGGCGACAGGTACAAGTCGGCACCGGCGCGAGTGTTTGAAGTTGGCGAGACTGCGCCGGGGGGGTGGATTGTTTCCGGCATCGTCGAATTCCGGCAAGAGTGGCGGTACTACGTGGCCGGCGGGAAGGTGCTTGCGACGGGGTGGTACGACGGCACCGATGCCGATGAGCCTGCACCGGAGTTGCCGATCCAATGGCCGGCGGGATTCTGCGGAGCGGTTGACTTCGGACGGCTGGCCGATGGGCGGATTGCTCTGGTCGAATGTCATCATCCGTTCGCCGCAGGCTGGTACGGCGAGAATTCTCAAGCAAAGGAATACGTTCAATGGCTGATCGAAGGCTGGAAATGGACGCTGGCGCAAAAGCCAGCGAAGTGAGCGAGCCAATCTGGCACGACGCGAAGAATCCGCCGGATGATTCGCGCCGCGTGATGCTGCGATTCGACGATGACGGCAGTCGCGACAAGGCTGGTTTCTATTTCGCGTTTGTTGCGTCCGGCGTTTACGTGCATTCGTGGTCATCGCTTACTGCGAGCCGTTTTGTCTACCCGATTAAATGGAGGGAAGCCGCCGAACGCATAAACGCCGGTTGATGCGTTGGCGAAAAACCCGGAAAATAATTCCGAAAATTCTATCCCGTTGGAGTTGACGTGCCGATTAACCACGTTAAAATAATGGCGTGGTGAGAACGAAAACCGAAAACGCGAAGGGGAAAACGATGAACACGCAATTTCAGGAAAACCAAGTTCGCTCGATTCACGCGGAACTGAAGTCACGGTTTGCGACCCGCGTCAAAGAGTTTGGCAACGATTTCCGCGACGTGATCCTTGTCACCGCGAACCGCCACGGCGAAGGAAAGGTTGGGTTTGCTTGCGAATTCGGCAGCCATCAGACCTACGCCAGCGGTAAGACGCTGGTCGAATTCGCAAAATGGGCATTCGGCGGCGGCCGGTTGGTGCGGATCGACGACAATCGATTTGCGGTGTTGGCCAAGTAGTTTTTCACCACGGCCACGGACGGCCATTTCTGACGCATAACGACGCAAGGAAACCGAACGATGGCCACGATTGAAAAACGCGGAATTCTGCGACATCAAATCTGCTACCTCGTGAAGCTGAGCGACGGCGGTACAAACGTGCTCAAGACGTTGCCAGCGGCTCGCAAGTGGGCTGCGAAGAAAGAGGCCGAGATTGCGGCCCGGAAGGCGGTGACGGCGTAATGTCAAACGTAGTGCTGCAAGTCTGGGTGCCGGCGCACCTCGCCGACCTTGTTCGCGAGAAAGCTGCGAGGTTGTCGCGTGAGCAATGCAGGCCGATTTCCGTGAGTACGTTTATCCGCGGTTTGCTTGCGAAAGATCAGGGGATTGATCCTGCGACGGTGGAACTTCCGCGTGGATTCGCAGCGACTGGGCAGCCGACGGTGAGGGGCAAGCGTGGAAAGGCGAGAAAGAAATGAGCGACGGATTCGGCCCGCAAAAAGAACCTCTGAGCCTTCCGCGATTACTGGCGGTAGTGAAACATACGCGGGCGGAATTGGAATCGGCGACGGCCGAAGAAACCCGCGACGTGAAGGATGCCTTTCATCCTGAGTCACGACATTGGGGCGACATGGTATCCCCTGTTGCGGAAGTGATTCCGGCGGATCGATGCTGCCCGGACTGCGAGCGGCCGATACTGCTCTGCCGTTGTGGAGGGGGAGAGAAGTTCATTAACGATTTTGAAACGGGGTGAGACGTGAGCCTGCAACATCTGAAGCCCGGTGACAAGGTGTTCGTGGTTTGGCAGGGTCGCTGGCAAAAAGACCTGCGAACTGAACACGCGACTGTCGTTAAGGTTGGCCGAAAGTACGGCTACCTGGACCGCGACAAGGCATTCGATCTTGTCAGCGGCGAAAGCCACCACGGAACAAACGACATCAGTTCGCGGATGAATGGTTTCGGCTTCGACGTTTACGCAACTGAGGCCGAGTATCGTCAAAAAACCAAGCGAGTAGAGCGGTTCCGCGAGCTTGCAGAACGGCTTGGCTTCCACGTTACATCGCTGCGGGCACTTGACCCGGAGGCCGTGGAAGCGATTCACGAAATCTTGGACGGTGATGCAAAATGACTGAAAAAGAGTACGGTCGCTATCGCGAATTGTGCATAAAACTCGGAACTGTGCCGTGGAAAATGAAGCCGCTTTCGCCTGTCACCGTCGACGCGCTCTTGCAAATTCTCGACGGCGGAGAAGAGATGGCGGCGGCAGTGGTAAAAATCATGGAAGCGGCGGCGGTCGAAATCATGGAGGGGTGGGAGAGTGCGAAATGAAGCCACCAATCGCGAAAAAGAGAATCAGTCACGTCGAGAATCTCAAGAGTCGCCGGTGGTATTGGTTCCGATTCCGTCTCGATGCTGATTGCGGTTGCGAGACATGTTACGCACAGTTTCATCGGCTGGAACGCGATGATCAGCGGCGGGAAATCGTGCTGGTTGTGATCGATATCTACGGCCGGCAGCACGGGATTCCGTGGCGGTGGATTGCCGAGACGTGGTTGATTCCTGATCCAGAGTGAGGTGGCTGACAATGGACGTATTAGAAGCGGCTGATGACTACGAACCGCTGATCTTGATGTTAACGCCAGCCATGCGGCTGGAAGTCAACCGCATTATGGCCGAGACAGGTTTGCAGTCTCGCGGAGAAGTTTTCCAGCGGGCATTTTCGCTTCTCCGAATTCACGTCGATGCTGCAAAACAGGGTCGCACCGTGCAAATCATCGGGCCGACTGCTGATGACGGCGTGGCAATCATTAGCGTGACGTGGCCAAAGTGATGGCCAGGAAGGGGGCTGTAATGGACATCCTATTCGCGGCTGAACTGCGGGGTCGTGGCCTGAGTTTCGGAGAAGTCGCGGCCGAATTATCGAAGGTGCGGCGTGTGAGCCGTCAAGCGGTTCAACATGCCTTGAGTCGATGGGGTGTGACCTGCGGCGAACGTAAGTGTGATTGCGGCAAGCCGGCGAAGGAATGGGGCACCGGCCGAGCGGATAAGTGTCAAGAGTGCATTGATGCCAGCCGCTGGAAGTCGTGCGAATGCGGGGCGAAGATAACCAGCAAATCGAAACGGTGCTTTGGATGCGCGAATATCGCACGGCGGGAGTTCGACCACGATGGGGCGGTGCGAATTTACAACGCCGGGTTCAGTGCTCAACTGATAGCCGATTACTACTCGGTCGATGTCATGTCGGTGTACCAGGTCCTATGGCGTCACTGCGAAATGCGGAAACCGGGCAGTCGTGGGCGTCGGGATATGACGGTGGCCGAGTGGCTGGAGGCGAATCCATGACCGAACCAAGAGCCGGGCAACTATGGTCGCGAGACTGGATGTTCCCGCGGCCGCCGCTGCCGGATTATTACCA